TGGCGGTGGTGGTAGTGGTCAAAGTGTTCAAGTACGTCCGTGGCGCCATGTAAGGCCAAAACCTGGCGCAACCCCGAAAAAGAGTAAGCCCCGGCCAATCACCGGGGCTTTTTCTTAAGGGAGTGCGAATAAGCGAGCGCCGAAGCATGAGGTGCCGCGTTTCGCGCGATAACTTAAACTAACATCCGAGTAACATGCCGTGAATACTCTAATTCGAAGTGTCGCCGGGGTTTTCTTCGGCGTGTTGCTCTTTATTGGTACGGCGCAAGCAACGGATTATTACTGGTCCTGGGCCGGAACCGGAAGTTACGGTTCTGCGTCGGCGGCTTGTAATGCGGGTGGTGCCGGTACTTATGCGGGTAATCCCAATCAAGCTTTTTCATCTGCCACCGTAACGGGCATTAGCGGTGCAGTAGCGTATTGTCAGTATTATTATACTTGGACGCCTGCCTCTGGCGCGGACGATACGACAACGCCTCATGCAGGGGCTGGCGATCAAGTTAATCGGGGTGGCAATGGCTGTCCGTCTGGTTCTACGTATAACAATGCGACCGGCAGTTGTGATTTTCCAGACCTGCAACCGGGTGAAGAATGTGCAGACCAAACTGGCGCAACTGCCGGTAATCCAAAAATATGGGATTCTACTGTTAATGCGTGTGTATTGTTTTCGGAATCTGAGGGTAAAGCACCGTGTAGTTATTTGGCGAATAAAGGTGGTACCAGTTCGTATTTGATATCCGGGGCAGTGTCGAGCGGTTATGTGTTTGCACCACCGACTTTTGCCACACAGGGTACTGATTGTGAGATACAAACGGTACGCACAACTAAATGCGTCGTCAAAGTGAATGGCGAAGGCAAATGTGTGGTTGACGGAGTGTACAGTGGTGAAGTCTTCGGCGGTGGTACCGATATCAACGATGCGCTGTGCCCGGACGGGGTTTGTCCGGAAAATCAGGCGGAAACAACGACAGATAATCAACCTTGCGAACCGGTATCGAATGGCTCTGGCGGGACTACCTGTACACAAACAACTAAAACTGAGGCTGAAGGTGAACAGTCGTGTGGTACGTTTAACGGCGCTCTTACGTGTACTTCAAAATCGCCTGCGTCGAACGGCTTAACCACTAATATAACCGCGACAACGGCTACTCAACCAAACGGTGATGTGCAAGTTACAACGGTTAAAGATTCGACGTTAACTGTGTGTAAAGACGTTAATACCTGCACTTCAACTCATTCCACTACTACCAGTGTTTCCACTACCAAGCCTTCTGGTGCGACCAGCACGACCAATACCTGTCAAGGCAGTTGTACCAGCAATGGCGGTGGTGTTGAGACAGTCCCAGGGGCGGGTACGTCGGCGGGTACTGGTACCGGCACCTGCGTCGGTGAAGATTGCGGTCAAGGTGGTGATGGTTCGGCCAGTTCGGTGCAGAGCTGTGAAGAAACCCCACCATGTGAGGGTGATCCGTTTCAATGCGCCATGTTGATCCAGGCGCACTATGACACCTGTAAGTTAATGGCCGAACCAACAGCAGAACAACAGGCAGAGTCTGATACAAGGGTCAATGATGCGTGGGACCAATACGACGCCAACCAAGCGACGATGGACGGTCAAGCGACATCCTTACTCGGCCAATTCCAAGGCTCTATTGCCGGTGGTGGTGGCGGTGGCGTTTGTCTCCAAGATGTTCCTTTTACAGTCCAGGGACATACGATTGTTTTGGAATTCTCCAGAGTGTGTGACTCCATAGCGTTTATTCGCTTGGGTATCCTGGTCGTGGCGTACTTAATCGCTGCGCGTATTGTCTTGCGTGGAACGGAGGATTAATCATGTACGGTGTAATCATTTCAGCGTTAATCAGTGTAGCCGGTTGGTTATTGCCAAAGTTACTGGCGGTCGGTGGTACTATTGCGTTTTCAATGACGGTCATAACACCAATCATCAGTTACTTCCAGGCGCAAGTCATGCAACGTATTAACGGTGCGCCGGTGGATATGCTGAACTTTTTGGTGTTCTGCGGCATTCCCGAAGCAATCTCGATTGTCTTTGCAGCCATTACCATGCGCTGGGCCATGAAAGCCGCCACCTTGGCGTTCGCCAAAGCGGGAGCGCGCTGACATGCTGAAATTAGTCACGGGACTCCCAGGCGACGGTAAAACATCCAACGAACTGTGGGATTTTCTCCACGCGGAGGCTTACAAAGGCCGACCTAAATACTGTACGCCAGTGAATGGTTTCGATGCCAAAGCCCATGGGGTGACGGAAATTCCACACCTTGAAACGTGGCAGGAACTGCCGGACGGTTCGGTGTTGTTTGTCGACGAAGTGCAGAAATATTGCGGCACCGATATCGGTAACACGATCCCCAAATGGATCCAGGGGTTCGCCGAACATCGGCATAGGGGCTTTGATTTTATCTTTACCACGCAATCACCGATGTTCCTGCATCCCTTCGCGCGAAAGTTGGCAAAGCCACATGTTAACTATATTCGCCCCTGGAATATGAAGATGGTGCGTTATACCTGGGACGCGGTTCAGAACGATCCGTCAACCAAAGCCGCCAAGAACCTGGGGCAAAGCACGTTCGTCACGCCGAACCCGGAGGTTTTCAAGCTGTACACCTCGACGGTTCTTGACACACACAAAGCCAAGCCGCCGATGAAACTGATTGCAGTCGCAGTGGTGGCGCTCTTGGTGATTTTCGTAGGGGGTGGTTTCGCGATCTATCGACTCAAGCACGTGGCCGACGTGGCTAAGCCTCCATTGGTTGATACCAAGGCGACCGAAGCCGTAAAGAAATCCGCACTCGGTGAACGTGATCCCATTGTGATGGGTCCGACTGCCGAACCGATCTGGACCGAAGAAAGCGTTAAGCCGCGCATCCCTGGGCTTCTGCATACCGCGCCTATCTACGACAAGCTGGTGGCACCAACGGATTTCCCGCGTGTGGCGGCCTGTATCAGCTCTAAGACGCGCAGCACCTGTAATTGCTACACCCAACAGGGCACACCGGTGGATGTCCCTAAAGGGGCGTGTGAGGTCTTTGTTTCCTACAGCTCGTTCGATCCCTGGCTAAGCGGACGGCATCCTTCTGAGGTACAGGAAAAACCGCTCGAAGAACCTAAGGTCGTTGATCGCAGCAAGCGCGGTGCGCAATTCACGGTGGTGTCTGATAACAGCAAGATGGGCCGGACGCTTAAGGACCGGGATAGATAGATATCAAAAAGGACGACCGTTCGTCGGGAATTTGGGTTAAATGATATCAAAACATCGACAGGGACTCTGTTGTTTGATATCATTTAATCAATCGAGCAGCCCGCTCGATCAACAAAAGGATATCAAATCATGTTGGCTTCCCTTTGGCTGGTGGTGCATTTCCTGCGGTCTGACTCGTCTTCGAAGGCTCAACCGGTTTATGTGCAGATATGGTCAAGCGAAGGCTTGCCCATTGATCCGTTGATCACCCAGGCTGTGCGGTCGATCTGATGCGACACACACTCGTCACAGCCAAATCTAAGCGGCGTATCCGTAACAAGCTGCTGAAATGCACCTGTGACGGGTACTGGTTTCCGCACCGCGTCGGGTCGTTGAAATGCAAATTTCTGCACCATGGCGAGTATAAAAACTTCGGAGTGTTTTGTGATGACTACGTTATTGACAGTGGATGCCGAATTTCTTATCCCTTCTAGCAAGCTAGTGCAGGATATTTTTGAAGAAAAACAACGACTTTGCGAGGAACTGAAAAAGCTTCCGACGCCTCGTACTCGTGAGCAGAACGACGCTTTCAATCATGAACACGCGGAGCTTGAGATTAAATTCCGCGATGCTATGTGGCGATTGGCAATTGAGATAGATCTTCAGTTGCGTCGAACCAGTTCACACGAAATTCCAGGCACAAGTGGCGCTCGACTCAATCAATTAGCCAATGAGGGCGAATGAATGGTTATTCAGTTACGTGGCATACCCGATGAGTTCATCGAGCAGCTCAAACGCGATACCGGTGAAAAAACGGCAGCCGGGGCTTTTTCGCAAGCAGGAACAGCTTACGCGCTACATAAGCGGGTAATCGATGACCAGGAAAGCGAAATCAATGTTTTGCGATACCGCCTTGATCTGGCGCTTGAAGTGATCGAAGGGGCACGGACTGCTGCAGCGTTGCTGCTCGACCGCACAGCGCAAGAAAACCTCGACCTGCCCGAAGGGCATTAGGCGCCCCACTTTACTAGAGCCAGGTGGAGATGTACTGCGCCGATACCCATCGGTCCATCGTCGAATAAAAAACCCCAGCGATCGCCAAATCACTGGGGTTTTTCTTTGCGTGCACGTCCGCCAAATCACCTCAGAGCCCGACCGCGGCTTGTTCAACCGCTTTTTCAACCCACGGTCTACGGCGCAGCCTGCGCGGTCCCAGGACGTCCAGCACCATCGCCGGACAGGTCATGGCAATTCAAATGTGCCAGCACTCGGCGGACTCGAAAATCGGTGGGGGTGTGGTGACACCCCCACTTTACCGCAACCAACTGCGGTTTTTGGCATCAGCCCAGGTCTAAAACCACCTCTCCGTCAGGCGAGACTCGAACGTAAGCCGTTGTTAAATCAAGGATCTTATGGACTAGCTCACTATCCTTGAGAGGCTGTCGCCCGTGTTTTATCAGTAACTTGTTGATATCTATAGCTTTTTGCCGAATCGTTTCCCGTTCGATGTCGGACAGTCTGACGGATTGCACCATGATTTTTGCTCCGCGTTACCGTTTGTCGTCATGTTGATAGGAGCCCCATTTAGGGGTTGACGTTCGCATGTTAACACGATCACAATCCGATCACGTAGTCGATTTGTACACATGTTCACAGCAAGGGGTTACAGGATGTTTATCGACTGGCTCAAGGTGACACAGGAATTCGACTTCGACCTACCGGTCGTTTCGGATATCGTCACCAAAACCATCGACACGTTAACCGGCGAAGTTCTTAGCTCGCGCACGCCCTGGTTCCAGCATGAGGGCAGCCATAGCTCCAAAGTCTGCATACAGATATCCGGTCGCAAAATCACCATTGATGGCAATCCGTCACGCCTCAACCGCCAGGATAACCTGTGGGGCTATAAGACAATTGCGGAATGTCTGTCTGTTTATAACGAATTGCTCGCGTTGTACGGCTTACCGCCTTTTAGTAAGTGCACACGGTACGAAATTCGCCAGGGTGAATCAGGCGCTAAGTCGTCACAAGTGTGGACCGACGGCGCGGTGATTCAGCGTATCGATTTAACGACCAATATAGCTGTAGGTGCAGGTAATGAAATCCCTTATTTACGTGGTTTGGCGTCCCAGCGTCTTGGGCATTCAATCGGGCGCTTGTTTCCAAACGGTCAGGCCGTTGATTGGACTACCTCAGGCAGTGGTAAAGGCGCACGTCTTCAATATCGGAAAGCGTACAATAAAGCGAATGAAATTCAACTCAAGCACTTACCAAAGGTTAAGCGCGCTTTTGGTGAGGGTTCGGCGGAATTCCTTTACGCGCAATCGCTGTATGACTATGCGAAAGAGACGGGAATAGTACGTTTAGAGCAGGAATTAAAGGCTGAATTTTTATCCAGGGAAAAGTTGTGCTACTGGGGTCTTTTTAACGAAGAGACTTTTAAGACTCTCCACGCGGAGTTTACGGGCGTTGATAATCGCCTCAAGGTGACGAAAATGGATATGGTCAGTATTGCTCAGCAATTGTTGTTAGAAGGCGTAGTCGAGACAACTCGCGCGGCCAATGTAACTGCGACTTACGCAATGTTGTGGATGCATGGTCAAGACTTGGTGCTTTCCCAACGGTCTTTCGAAACTCATGCCGCGCGGTTAAACAAGATTGGTATCAACATTCGTAATACCCCGGACTTGACCACGTTCAGCACTGTGTTTATTCGCGAAATGAAAGAAATCAACCCGGTCAAGGCGATTTCGCCTCCGGCTTGGTACAAGCGACCTTCGCATTTGCGGTTGGCAGCGTAATGGTTTTATTCGCGTGTTATTTCGTGATCGGCACGTTGATTATTGGGGTCTTTCCTCCAGAGAGAAAGTTAATGGTAGTACTTGGATTGTTCTTGATGATCTTTTTGATGGAGTAGCAAAAATGTACATACCACTGCTTAACAGTTTCGCTTTATTGATTGCAGCAGTGGTGGTCATTCATTTGCTTGGTGTGTGGGCGCGGTCATGATCGTCTCACACCAGGGCCTAAAGGTCAGCGCTGGTCAGCGGCGCATGTTGGAGTTCCAGAACCAGTGCAAGGCTGCGTTTTTGAACCCGATACTGGCTGACACAGTACAGCAGGTTTTGCAGGTGATGGAAGAACGCAAGGAACAAGGCATTAAGGCTGAGCAGGTCTGGTTTTTTGATTACGAGAAACACGGAACCTGTTCAATTGCAGAATGGATGGGGTATTAACCCTGGCCTAAGTAGGGCGTGAAACATAACCGGGCTATGTTCCCGAATCCGAAAATAGCGAGGTAACACTATGTCGTCTCCACTGACTATCCGTGTCGAAATCACTGGTCAGCATCGTTCTGGCATTGCGGCTAAGTCGCAAAAACCGTACTGCATGTTTGATGGCTACGTGCACCTGCCGAATAACCCGTATCCAGACAAGGCGAGCTTTTATGCAACATCGGTTGCAGAGGTGCCACAAGCCGGAATGTATGAGTGTGACGTGGTGCTGTCGGTCAAAGACGGGCGTATGTCCGTTGAAGTCGATCCGCGCCAAGGCCGTCGCATGAGCCAGCAACCTAAGCCAGCTGCTGTTGCGGCGGCGGGCTGATAGGGGCTTTTGCCGTGGCTTATACCGGAACGACGTCCCAAGTTTGGGTACGTGTGTGTGAGACATACGTGGCCCCTGGTCCGGCGTCGGACTGTGGATGGATACAGGTGTATCGAACGGTGTTTGATGTTTCGACGTTCGATCTGTATCAGCTGGAGATGTTGTTTGGTGCAATTATTATGTTGGTGGTACTGGTGTTTATCATCGGTCAATGTAAACGAGCGATAGAACAATAACGGTGATGTCATGGCCTTTACCGGAACCGCTCCAACAACATCGTTAATTATATGCGAAGGAACGCCACCACCACCAACCATTATGGTTGGTGCTGATTGCAGTCGCATTACCGTTGTTTCAACAGTTCTTCAACCGGTGGCAACCGATTTTACAGTGCCCCCGGTGGAGCAGTTGAATTTGATGTTCAGTTATTTGGCAGCAATATTCGGGGTCGTATTTGTGATCCTGATGGTGAAGAAGGCAATAGAACAATGA